CATTATCCAACCAAATTTGTTGTACAACAGCAAATGTTGCAGTGTATGGTGAATCTTCTCTTCTTGAAGCTGGAATTCTATAATTAATTAGTGATTTAAAGCATGTAGCTAATGCACCAGCAGTCCTTTGATTGTTTGTTGTTTTAGACATAGCACCCTTAAAACAATTAATAGAACCAACTGAATCCCAAAAGAAACAAACATCTCTTGGTAGTCTACCTTCTTTCTGTGCATCTAAAATACTATGCATATGTACTGAAATATCTTCAACCACTGGTTCATATCTTAATGGTTTAGTTCCCATCTTACTATGTTGGTGGTCATAACATTCGTACATCTTAAGTAAATCTGGACCTTGCATAAATATAAAATCACCTTTATAGTTAACCACAACACCATTTTCATCTTTAACCTCTTCAAATATAACACCAATATTTCTAGCGTGTTCCCAACTGAAGTTATTTTCTGTCTCATAAATTACTGGTAGTATACCTAATTTTTGACAACCAACAATACCCTCATAAATTGCTGTTGATTTTCCAGTGTTAGAAAAACCTCTGAAACTTGTTAAATATCCGATTGGAATTCCTGGAACTTTTACCGCATCATGAAAGGCTTCCGATAATGGAATCCAATTTAGTGGTTTTTCTTTGATAATATTATCTAACCCTTCTTTCCCTTTAAATGCATCTAAATCAAATCCTTTTTTGTCGATTGGTGGTTTACTTGGTTTCTTTGCCATTTTTAATTATGTATTATATATTGTTATTTTAGAATAAAGAAAGGCAGTTCCCCACCTCTCTTTATTTTATAAAATATTAATTAAAATGGAAGGTCATCACCTTTAACTTCAGCAACTGCTGGTGCAGTAACTGTAGCTGTTGGTGTAGCTGCCTTAACATTTGATTTTACCGTTTCAACACCCACTGTTAATTCAGATTCTAAGGTGTTGGCCTCTGCTTTAACAGTTGCTTTATCAACAAATTTCTTAGCTTCCTTATCCCACACTGGAATACCACCTTTAACAACGATGGCCATATAGTCATAAGTTCTTACTGAATAAACATCTTCCCATTTTCTAGTATCAGCTAACCAAGTTTTAACTAGTTCAGCATCTGTAGATAATGGTGTGACATCCATAGAAGCAACCGCAGACACTACTGGTTGGTTGTTTTGGTTTCTATTGATAGTAAGAAGTAAATCACGACCAGTTTGTGGGTCAGTTACGTCTTTCTTAATAGCGTTTAGTACACCAATGATTTTGTCGTAAATACCTTCTTTACGATAGTCATGGTTAAATCTCCAGAACTTAACACCTTCGTGTTCAGCGTTTCTGTCAATAACCTTAACGATGTACATCATTCTAGAACCATACTTTTTAGCTATTTCTTTATCTTGGTCTAAACCAGTAGCTAGTAAAGCCTCACGTGCTTCACAAAAAGGACATGCTTCATCCTTTTCACGTTTTAAGCAAGGGAATGTTTTCAATTCACCATCTACTTGTGCTTTGTGACCATACATTTCGATAAATGGTGATGCACCATCAGGTGTAGGAAGAATCCTAACTTGTTTGGTGCCTGATTTAACACCCTCTTTAATGAAGGTATTAAAGTAATTCTTTAGGTCATAAACCTTGTCCTTTTTGTCGAACTTTGGTTTGTTGTTTGTCTCATACTGAGCTAACATTGATGTTAGCGAGTTCTGTTTTTCTGTGCTCATTGTTTGTTGTTTTTGTTTATTTATGTTGTTATTATTTTTCTTTTTAGTTATTACTAATATACGAAATTATTTGGAAAAGTCAAGTAAAATCTTTAATTTATTTTGTTGTTTCTAATTCATTTATAGGAAACCAATCTATAATGGTTCCATCACATTTTGGGGAATTTGGACAAGAAATAAGGCCATCTATGACCTTATAATCACCAACAATAATTGTTTCACCACAATGAGCACAATTCATTTTATCCGTTAATTTTGGGATTGGTGCAAATGGGTAATTATCATTAAAATATTTTTCTTTGTTTTTTGAGTCAATCGGTGGGTCTAAATAGTTGTCTATTTCAGAACGTACTATATTACTAATCATAATATCTATTTTATCTAACCTATTTTTCCACGTATTTCTAATCTCAAGGTTAGTTTCCATATATTCTTCCTTTGAAATAGATGGATGCTCAATTACGACCTCCCCACTAATGAGTTTATCGTAATAATATACTATTTTAAAGCATTCTTGTCTCGCTACTTCTAATATTGGTAATTGGGTGATGTCTCTTTTCATTTTTTTAATGATTTATAATTTATATTAGCAAACATACGAAGGTTTTTTGATAGATGCAAGTTTTAACGAATATAAAATAAAAAAGCCCCAAAATGGAGCTTTTTTATATCTATAATTATAGATTAAATATTTTCTTCTTCGTAATCCTTTGGGTCTACCTTAAAGCTTTGTTTAATACCAGCATCACTATAATCAGCATTAACATCATCCTTTGTTAGAACGTATTCTTTCTTTTTAGCTTCATTTCCCATTACATCATAAGCACCTGTTTTATCAGCCCAATAATCTGTTAATTTTTGAGAATATGGGAATGAGCTTAATGAACGCATTTCAAGTTTTTCAACAGGGGTTGGGTTACGCTTAACTATCTCTTTTTCAAGGTTATCAATCTTAGCACTTACCTTATCCATACTAGCAACACGTGCTTCTAAAGCTGAAAGCTTCTGTAATAGGAGTTGTGAGTTTTGACTAGCCACATCAGCTGCCTTTTTAGCTTCTTCTGAGCCCTTAACCAACGCTGTAACATCTACCTCTACATCATCACTAGCTGGTTCTGGTGCTGGCTCTGGAAGAGCTGGTGGGGCCATTTCTTCTGGTGATGGTTCTGGTATAGTACCACCTGTTTCACCGTTATCATCACCTTCTGGTGCATCAACACCTAATTCATCAGCAACACCTTTAGCTGCTGCATCTGGAGAATCGTTAGCTGGTGTTAAATCATCTGGTTTATCTTGGTCATCAGCTTCTTCTATATCACCAAGAATTAAATCCTTGTATTCTGGTAGTTCTTTTTTCTCTTGATAGAAATCATACTCAGAAAGTAGTTTAAACTTACTAAGCTCTTCTTTCAATAATTCTGGGTCAAATTTCTTTTTCATTAAAATAGTAATTGTCTACCGTCTTCAGTGATTATTTTTTTGTTTATTCTCTCAACAAGGCTTTTATCACCTTTGATTACACAAACACCTGAACTACAGTCCATGTTTGGGTCTTGGTTTTCTTCACCTAAAAACCCTTCTAAAGCGGTATCTAATACCTTAGCTTTCGGGTCAATGTTTTTGTTATTTGTGTTTTCCATCTTATATATAAATATGTGAAAAACGTTAAAAAAGTCTAGATATGTTCAAAATGGTTAGTTTTTCACCATTAGTTAAAATAAGCTTATTTTGATACTCATCCCAATTAATCTTAACTGACTTATAATCGATATTTCCTGTTGATTCACCCATTATTTGGTCAATCAGCTTATTTAATGCGTTTATGGTGTATATAGCCTCACCCTTTTTATGGATAGGTATAGCACTTGGAAATAGGTCTTTTAGGTTTAATCTCTTACCTTCTGGCAATGCTAGTTTAAAGGTCATAATAACCTTTGACTCATCATCCGTGTTTTTATAACAGAAAACCTTGTCTTTGGAAATGTTAAATTTTGTGTATAAATAATCAAGAAACCAATCGACCCTTTCAGGGAATATGAACGAGGCTAGCAGTATTGTCTTCTCCATTAATTATAGAATATAGATAGGGTATGTATCGCACTTGGTTATCAAGCATTTCAACATTTTTTTTATATTCTATAAATACATTAGAATCATCCATAAAGACATTACTAATCTTTTTAATTTTATCTTTTATTTTATTGACGTTAATTCCAACATACCTAAGCAGCTTCAAATCAACTCCAAAAATAAAAGTCTCACCATAAATGTATATCATTTCCCCATGAACATACGTTATAGGGTTTTTTATTGATTTGATTTTCCTAACTATTTTTATGAGTGTTTTGTTATTATACTGGATAGGGTCTACAAATACATAACTTACCCCTTTGGTTAAATTCTCATATACCTTATGAATAAACCAATTTAACCCCTCTTCAAACTTATCACGATTTTCCGTTTTCTTGAACGACCAATATAGGTTATAATCTAGAACAGGGTTTGTTATACTAAACTTAGGATAGTGTTTATTTACATAATCGTAGCCTATGATTAATGTGGGAAGACCTTGAATTATATCACCCATGGTCTTAACCACATTAAATTCATTTGAAATGCTTACTTTATTAGTAGAAACTATATTGGCCACCTTCATCTTGCAAAGGTACGAAATTAAAATGACATAAACAAATTAACTATATTTCCCATATGCTATTTTATACCAACCATATAGTGTTTCAGTTGTATTTACACTAGGTTCAAAAGAAGCCCATGTTTTTTTAATTTTATCAACAATATTTTGCATTTGCGGTATTCCTTTTGTCTCATCAGATATGTTTATTTCAAAATTATATGAT